TCTTAAAAGAACATTAGATTTTGTAAAAAGAGAATTAGGAGCAGATGAAGCTAATATATTAAGAGAGAGATTAGCTGGGCAATATCTTAAAAATGCTCTTGATAAAACTCAATTTAAAGCTGATGACGTTAATTCATTTAAAGGAGCTAATTTTTCACAAGCTATTGATAGACTAGGAGACAACACAGGAAAATTATTATTTGGAGATAATTTTGATCAAGTTAAGTCATTAGCTGATCAAATTAGACAAACAACTATTCCTGGTCAAACTGGTGTTATTGATGTCCAAAGAGCTTTAGATGGTGCTATTGCAAGTCAAGCACCTGATGCTTTAGTTAATACTTTGAAGGAAATACAATCAGCACAAGCTGCAAAGAACACATTTCAAAATAATAATATTATATCAAAGATAACTAGAAATGAATCCATAGGTGCTGATGAAGCTGCATCTTATTTTGCTACGGCTGGAAAAGCTAGTGATATAGAAGAAGTTATGAAAAGACTTGATGTGTTGATAAGAGGCGAACAATTAAAAGCAATGGCTAAATCTTTTAATAGAGCTGCTGAAGGTGGTAAATTAAAAAGCATATTTGGTGAAGAGATGGGTTCTGAAATGGAGCGATTTGGCAAAGTTTTAGAATTAAACACCAAAACAGCAGATGGAGGTGATTTGATAGCCGCCAATATTGCAGCAGCTCCACTAGAAAATATTGCTAATTTAGTTAGGTTTGCAGTTGTAGGCAGATTGTTTACTCATGCCCCAACATACAAAGCTGTATTAAAAGATTATGATGCTAGAATAAAAGGTGTAACACCATCACAGAGATCTAAAATATTAGGAGATGCTATAGGTTCAGCACTTGTTCAGTTTACAGTACAGCAAGGACAAGAAGGAGCTAGAGAAACAGCGCAACAAGTTACTGCTGGTTTAGAGAGCGCAGGAGTTGACCTAGGAGCTATAAACGATCAATTGTCCGCAATACGATCTCCTGCTCCAAATACGGGCATAGGACAAGTAGATGTTTTACAGCCACAACAATCTTCTATAAGACAAAGAGCAGCAGAAAACCCACAAGTGGCTAACGCATTAGGAATTACAGGGGCAACACAGGGGCTATTATAATGAGTTTTAGAGAGGCACTAGAAAAAGTTTTAAAGCACGAAGGCGGATATGTGAACGATAAAAATGATTTGGGAGGAGAGACTAATCTAGGGGTGACTAAAAAAACATATACGCAATGGTGTATGGAACAAGACTTTCATCCAAAAGACATGAAAGATTTAACCGTTGATGATGTCGAACCTATTTACAAACGTAATTATTGGGATCGTATGAAATGCGATGAATTAGACCCAGGCGTTGCCTATTTTATTTTTGATTTTGGTGTTAATAGTGGACCTAAAAGAGCTGCAGAATATCTACAAGGCGCAGTTGGTTGTACCATCGATGGTTCTATTGGCCCGATTACAATAGCTGCCGCCAACGAAAAGGACTCTATACATATAATAGACCAGCTGCACCGTGAACGTCAGCATTTCTACGAAAATCTAAAGACTTTTGAATATTTTGGCAAAGGTTGGACTAGGCGCAATCAAGAAGCAAAAGACTCTGCTTTAAAATTGTGCAAGTAACCAAATAGCTAGTTTCATTGATATGCCTTGTTGTATAAACCAAGACATCAAAAACATTGAAACTAACAGAAATATAGATAAAAATATATTTTTAGTCATACATTAACCGCATTTAAACCAATCTTACTATTAGAGTAATGTTCATTATAGTGATCTACAACTAGTTTCTCTAGTTGATGCTTTAAACTCCTGTGTTCCTTGTCACAAATTATTAATAACTTGTTGTAAGCTTCATGCCCCATTGAAACTGACTTTACTTTAGTTGCGTCTGTCATTAGTATTTATCCCATAAAATTACAATATAATGGATTATAACTCATGAAAAAGTATTTTTCTAGAAATAAATACAATGCTAAAAAAACAGAATATATGGGTATAAAGTTTGATTCTAAACTAGAAGCAAATCGATATGGTGAGTTGATTGCCATGCAAAAAGGTGGTTTAATTAAAGACCTGGAACGTCAAGTTCGGTACAAATTAGAAGTAAACAATCAGTTGATAACAACGTACGTTGCTGATTTTGTGTATATTAAAATCAATGATGATGGTTCTCAAGAAAAAATAGTTGAGGACGCAAAAGGAGTAGAAACGCCTGTTTTTAAAATAAAAAAGAAGTTGATGAAAGCAGTTCATGAAATTGAGATCATTATTTCTCAAAAAAGATATTGACATAGCAATCATTGCACACTACATCTTAAAATGTATTTTCAACTAGAGAGGTAAAAATGGAAAATATTAACTTGATAAACGATCTCTCCAACATTGTGGAGAGAAGAAATAGCATCAAAGATCAAATTGAGGTTCTCAAGAAAGAGTTGTCTGTTATTGATAACACTCTTATTGATATGTTTGAGAACGATGCTAAAACTAAACTTGCCGATAAAGGACAAGACTTTGGAGATGCCACGATTGATTCTGGTGACTTCAAAGTAAAAGTTTCTTTAAAGAAAAAGGTAACATGGAATCAAGAAGGTCTTATGGAGCTTCTCGATGAGATGTCAATTGAAGAGGCAAAGCACTTTGCCAAAGTAAGCATTATTGTTCCTGAAGCAAAGTTTAACAATGCAACACCAGAGATTAAAGCAAAGCTATCTCAATACAGGACTGTTGAGCCAGGCACTGTATCTGTTGATATAAGGAGCAAGTGATGAAGATTATTACTGCTGATGAACGTGCTAAAGAGAAGCGTGGTTTTAAACTTGTAATTGCAGGGGAGTCAGGCATTGGCAAGACTTCCCTTGCAAAAACACTTGATCCTAAAACTACTCTATTTATGGATTTAGAGGCTGGTGATGCTGCCATTGAAGGTGAGCCTATTGATGTGATACGTCCTTCAACATGGCAAGATTGCAGAGACTTTGCTACATTCTTAGGTGGATTTAATCCATCGCTTTCGGAAGACTCTGCATATAGCGAAGCGCATTATAACTATGTGTGTTCAGTCTATGGAGATCCAAATGAAATGCTTGATAAATATGACACTATATTTATCGACTCCATTACTGTGGCTGGTAGGTTGTGTTTTGGTTGGTGTAGCAATCAACCTGAGAACCGATCTGATCGCACAGGTAAATTAGATACTCGTGCAGTCTATGGTATGCACGGAATTGAGATGATGAAGTGGTTGACACATTTGCAACACATTCGTTCTAAAAATGTAGTATTTGTTGGTATTCTTGATAAGAAGATAGATGAATATGGAAGAACTAATTTTGAGTTGCAAATAGAGGGTTCTAAAACAGGCAGAGAGCTACCAGGCATCGTAGATGAAGTTATTACTATGGCTTCTTTAACAACTGATGATGGCAAGCAGTTTAGAGCTTTTATCTGTCATACCATGAATCAATGGGGCTACCCAGCCAAGGATCGATCTGGGAAGCTTAATCTTCTTGAAGAGCCAAATCTTCAGAAACTATTTGCTAAAATGTCTACCGTATCAACAGAGCGTGACATGGAATTTGTAGATCCAAATAATGTAAAACTAGTAGGAGAAGCTAATGCTTGATCTAAACAACGTAAACCTTGAAAACAACAACACTCAAAGCTTTGAGTTAATCCCTGATAGAACTATTGTGAGAGCCGTCATTAAACTTACAGGTGGCGAAGTTGAGAAGCAAGAGTTTGGTTCTGGTAACTATTTTAAACGGTCTGCCAACACAGGCTCTACTTGGTTGCCAATGGAGTTCACAATTATAGGTGGGCCTCATGACCGCAGAAAAGTTTGGGAAAATATTTTTGTAGATGGACCTAAATTAAATGCCAATGGTGTTTCAATTGCAAAAGAGATTGGCATTCGTACACTACGTCAAATTGTAGATAGTGCGTTTAACATTAAGTCTACTGATAATAGCCCAGAGGCGAGTGCTAAACGTAATCTAGCTGGGGTTCATCAATTAGATAACCTTGAGTTTTGTTTTCGTGTAGGCATTCAAAAGGCTGATGATAATTACCCAGCCAAAAATCGTTTGGGAGCAGTTATTACTCCTGATATGGAAGGCTATATTGTTGGAAACCAACAAACAGTTGCACCAGCAAATCCTGTTGCAACCCCTGTTGTTCAGACAAATACAACGGCTACTGCAGGGAGTGTTCCAGAATGGGCGAAGTAATTTCTTTTATTGATAAAATCAAAAATCTTTTTGCTAATAACCAAGAGCCAAAAGAAGTAAGATATCTTAGAGGCAAGCCTTTTGAATTAAAAGAAATTCCTGTGGCAAAACCTTTTCAGTATCCAGATTATTGTCAAGAAACATATGATTTTCTTAACAAGAATGGCACGATGAAATCTATTAAAGAGATCATGAAAGTAACAGGTAAAACTAAATTAACTGTTCATCATGAGATGTCTCAAATTAGAAAGTCTGGCATTGAAATACTGAAGCACTATGACAAAGATAAAAAAGAATATCTTTATTTCTTTCCTGGCGACTAAAAATGCTATTGCGTCAATACCAGGAGGTAGCAGTAAATGCTGCCTCTGACGCATTAGACAAGTATAATAACACACTTGTTGTAGCACCTACAGGTGCTGGTAAGACGATTATGCTATCAGCACTTGTTGGTAAGCGTCAGAAGAAAGATAAAAATGTATTAGTTCTTCAGCATAGAGATGAATTAGTTAATCAAAATATATCAAAGTTTAAGAAAGTAAATCCTGATATAAACACAAGCGTTGTCAACGCTACAGATAAAAATTGGGATGGTGATTCTGTTTTTGCGATGGTGCAAACTTTGTCTAGAAGTAACAATCTAGAAGAAATGCCATCACTGGATATGATTGTAGTCGATGAAGCTCATCACACAGTCGCTGACACATATCAAAGAATTATAAACGCTGCAAAAACAGCTAATGAGAACATAAAAATCGTTGGCTTTACAGCCACACCGAATCGTGGTGATTCCAAGGGTTTGAAGGATATATTCAATAATTGCTCAACTCAGATAGAAATTAGCACGTTAATTAATGAAGGGTTCTTAGTTCCACCCAAGACATATGTTATTGATGTGGGGGTTCAAAGAGATTTAAACGAGGTTCGTAAAACAATAACGGACTTTGACATGGATGCCGTTGAAAAGATTATGAACAAAAGAGCGATCAATAAGAAGGTCGTAGAAGAATGGCAGTCTTATGCTCATGATCGAAAGACTATAGTTTTTTGTAGCACTATAAATCATGCAATGGATTTATGTGATGAATTTAAATTAGCTGGTGTAAATTCCGATATTGTAACTGGTGAAACAAGTAGAATTGATCGTGAAAGAATACTGAAAAGTTTAAGCGATGGTTTAGTGCAAGTTGTCGTTAACGTAGCAGTTTTAACAGAAGGATTTGATGCACCGCCAGTATCTTGTGTGGTTCTGACTAGACCATGTTCATACAAAAGCACGATGGTTCAGATGATTGGTCGTGGTTTACGCACGGTAAACCCAGAAGAATATCCAAATGTTATCAAAACAGATTGTGTGGTTTTGGATTTTGGTACAACTCTTC